TCCAGGCCCCCTTGCAGCTCCGTTCCCGTGCGGGTCCGATACCCGCTCTTCCATGCTTCCGCGAGCTTGCTGATGGCCGCAAAGGTCTCCTCCCCGAGGGCATCCCGCAATTTCCCCATCCAGTCGCCCCCGGCACGCTTGATGAGTTCCATCTTCTGGTTCATCTGTGCCCAGAAGGCCCCAGGGTTGCTCCTTTCCAGAAGCGCCCCCTGTTCTGCGGCCCACTCCTTGGTCCAGCCCTTGCCCTTCATGAACAGCGCCTGGGCCTCCTCCGACATATCTCGAAACTTCTGGCCGTACATCTGTTCGTAGCGGATCTTTTGGACTTCCTCTTCGAGCTTCGCAAACATCTCGGTCTTGCGGCCTGCGATGTTGCGAAGGGCCGTGCCGCCCCGTTCCGCTCCCATAGTGGGAATGACCATGGCCATGTCGGTCAATGCATCGATCCAGGTCTTGCCTTCCATGGCGTACACCGGGCCCAACTGCCGCATGGCCATCTTGAGTTCTTCCGGCTTGATGCCGGTCTTGGCCAAGAGACCCGTCACCCCGGCCAGCACGTCCCCGTGGAATCCCTTGCGCTGAGCCTCGGGCAGCGTCCGGCCGAACCCCTCGTACATGACCTTGTAGAAGTCCGCCGCTTCTGTCACACTGGATCGCAGCTTCTTGCTCAGAAAGCCCATGGTCTCGCCGACCCTGGTCATCTGCTGCATACCCTCGTCTGCGTGGAGGCTCTGTACATCGTACATGCCCTTCATGAAGTCGCCCCGGTCGATTCCCGCTATGTTGCGCCCGAGTTTCTTGGCTACTTCCCGGAACGCATTGATGCGGTCTTCGCCCGCACCCATGCTCCGCAAAAAGTCCTCTTCATGTCCCACGTCAGACGATCCACCCATCCAGTTGGCGATTCCGGCGGCAGCCCTGCCGGTGAGCACGCCTGCAATGGCCAGCTTCGCCAGGTTCATGGAACGCTGGATGCTGTGCGCAGCGGTCTGCGCCGAGCGTGCCATGGAATGGAAATGCCGCTCCATCTGGGGCTGCTTGTCGAACGCAGAGGAGAAGTTCTTCCACTGGTTCTCCAGGGCAGACAGCCGCGAGGCAACGTCCTCGGTGCCCTGCATGCTGAATTTTACGCCGACGTCAGCCAGCATCTATTCCACCGTTCCAATCGCCGTTCTTGGGTAGGGGCATACCCCTGTGTGCGCCCTTTTTGGGGCAGACCCCCGTGTCTGCCCCCATACCGATCACGTCTTTTCCGCTGCCTTGCGCTCGAATTCATATTGTTCCTGGGTCCTCTTCCACATGTCCCTCCGCACCGCCGACGGCCACGCCATGACATCATTGAGGCTCTGTTTCAGGTGATAGACCAGGTTGAACACCTCCGGCATGATGTCCTGGGGCGTAAAAACCAGGTCCCAGCCCGTCCTGCCCAGGGCACAGGCCGCGGCCCCTATTCCTCCAGGCCCGACAGCACGGCCATGACGAAGGAAGGGTCCGTAAGGAGATCCATCACCACCTCCCTGCCGCATGAGTGCTTGAACCGCACGCGGGTGTCGTACCCGCACCGCGCTGACGTGATCGCCTGGATCAGTACCCTCAGGTCCGCCCGTGGGAGCGCCGTGACTTCGCGCTCCGTGGCGGGCCGCCCGTCGATGGTGCGCACCGCACGATAGGCCAGCATGATCAAATCGAAGCCCGGTCTGTCCGCCTCTTCCAGTTCCTGCTTCCCGGTGATGTACCCGAAGCCCACCGTGCTGCCCGTCCTGGGCAGCACCACCTCGAACACCGGGTCCGGCCCGGTGACACCGTCAGGAAGCGGATCGAAGGAGAGCCCGCCCATGTCAACCACGTATCCGGCAGGCTTGCCGCAATGCCGGCATTCTCCCGTCAGCGTGATGGTGTCGTCCAGGCTGCTCACCCGGAAGATCTCTATGGCCAGGGAGCGGTAGTCAGGCCGGCGCAGCGCCAGGATGTCGTCCTGGGTCACCTTCTCGTTGTCCCCGAGCCGACGCGTGAGCGCCGCAAAATACACAGGCAGGGCCTTGTGTATCTCGTCCATGCGTTCATACAGCGCGCGTTCCGGGTCGCCCCATGATTCCTGCACCACCGCACTCAGCCCCGAGACAGGCAGCACGATCTCCTTGGTCAAATAATCCATTATCGCAGCCTCTTCTTGATGTCGTTGCAGCTCATGGTGACTTTCACGTTGACCAGCTTCTTCTTGTCGGATGCGTCGAACTGATCGTATTCAACGAGCCTCGGCCAGGCGTCCTCGATGTCCCAGATGATGTTGGGGTCGTCGTTCGGCCCCAGCAGTGTGCACGTCCCGTCACGCCAGTACTTGGACGTGTCCCTGGTCCTGACCAGGTCCTGCCAGTCGTCGAGATACTTGCGCTCGTCGCCAGTGGCAGGCACGATGGTCTCCCAGGTGAACTCGGACACCTTCTCCCCGCCAGCCTGCTTCACGTCCAGGGTCTGCCCTGCACCGCCGTACATGGCCTCCTCGAACTCCCGCTTGGGCAGCGTGAACTTCTGCACGAGAAACGCCGGATACCCGTTGAACTCCAGCCGGAACGGCCAGCCCATCATCGCATTGCCAACGGACCTCGCTTCGAATATCTGTCCCATGGTCTCCCCCTTACTTTCTGACCCATCCAGGCAACTGGTACATGGTGGAGTAGTCGGTGAACGGGTCGCCCGTGCGCATCACTCCCATCTCTGCGATGAAGTAGAAGATCTGCCTGGTGGGCTTGATGAGTATGCGGCACCGGTATTTGCCCTGGTCGATGTCCGCGGGCAGGTTCAGGACCGCTCCCTTGAGATCGCCTCCTGCAAAGAAGGCGTCCTTGTCCGTCTGCAGGAAGTACCCGTAGATGTGATACCGCTCCAGGTCTCGACGGAACACCGGTTCCAGCGTGCGATGAATCTCGCCCCACGTCACGGGATGGTTCGGGTCATTGATCCAGCCCAGCATCACCGGCAGCAAGAGGTGCTCGTACTCTTTGATCTTGCGCACCACCGGGAGTTCCTTGAGCGCGGAGTCGGCCCGCTGGGTTGTCCAGCCGCCCCAGAGCACTGCGCCTTCCCAGCCTCTTGTCTCCACGCTGGTATGGATGATGCGTGCGCTGTTGATGCCGTATTCCGCGAACAGATCCGCCTCGGCCGTGGCCGGCGTGACGTTGTAACGGATCCCCAGCACGTTGGAACAGCGGCCCCGCTTCATGCCGAACGGCGAGATGGCCACCCCCTGGCTCTCGTCGGTCCTGGTGATGGCAGCAGCGAGCTGGTATGTGGCCGGCAGGTACTGGCGCTGGTTGTTCTTGGCGTCCAACACTTCGTATTCCCCGAACACGAGGGCAGCGTTGCATGAATCGAACGCCGCGTGGCTGTAATCCGGCGCCACGCCCATTCTCCAGTCCACGGTCTCCGTCGGTGTCAGATCCTGGGGAGTGGCCCCCATGTAGAAGCGGCCCGACCGGTTCTCGGTGTACTGGATCGCAGCATGGTGGACCACGGCCGACGTGGTGCCCGGACACCAGATGTCGATGGCCGGCATGAGCGTTCCGTCAATGGCGTAGAACCCCGTCTTGGCGGAAGCGTCCCCGACGTAGTCCGCGTCGGTGAGCACCGTCACCCCGTCATCTCCTCCCGTCAGCACGATGCCCGTCTCGGACAGAGCCGGCCAGTCGGCCGGGGCTGCGCTCGGTGTGGTCACGTCAACGATGCGGCCGAAATCGCAGTGCTCGTTGATGTAGTTCTTCCAGAACCTCGGATCCGCAGCATCCCTGGACAGGCTCGTGAAGAACTTGTCCGCCTGCCCCGGCACGGTGATGCGCACGTCGATGCGATCCCCTGGCTTGAGCTTGTTGTCATACACGTAGAAGCGTGCGCCGTTGCCGTACGCACCAGGGCCCGTGAGCACGAACTTCCATGCGTTCACCGCGGTTCCTGCAGTGCCCGAATGCACATCGTTGTCGAAGCCCATTGGCGTGTCGGCCAGCGAGTCTGCCGTAATCTGAACGCTGGACGAGCCGCCCACGGTGGATGACGTGATGGTCACCCGGCCCTGTGCCGACGAGACAGCGGCTCCGGTCAGGCCCGCCAACTGCGTTGCGACCTGGGCGCTGGTGAGCGAGAAAGACCCGGTCTCACCGTTTGCCGGCGTCAGGGTGAATGCCTGTGCGCCTCCGCCGTCGACCTTGATGTCCAGGGTCTGCGTTCCTGCCGTGGCAGCATAGGTGCCCTCGACAAACCCGACGGTCGAATAGCAGTCGTTGGCCACCGCGCCGATCACCAGGCTGTCGGCCGCTGAATTGGCCGTAACCTTGACCTTGCCGTCCACCACCGAGGCGGTGAGCCCCGTAGTCCCTGCGTTGATCTCGTCCACGATCTGCTGCGCAGTCCGGGCCGCACCACCGGTAAGCGTCACTGTCTCTGCAGCGCCGGAGCCCACCGTGATCTTGAATGCATCGTTGACCCCGGTTGAAATCGCGTACGGCCCCACTTCCGAGCCGGTAACCGTCCCGGGCAGCGCCTGCGCGAAGGTAAACGGTCCCACGTTGCTCTGCACGCTCCCGGCCGTCGGGGTTGCCCCGCGATCGGGGATCAGGCACGATGCCGCCTCGGACGTCAGGGTGCTGCGGTCGCTCACATCGTCGCAATGACCGATGCGGATGATGACCAGCTTGGCGCCGTTCTTCAGAGCCTCGATGCACCAGAGCGGATCAGTGGTCCACTCGACCGTATTGCCGAATATGCGGATGAACGCCTCCGGATCAGATACCGCCGTAGGTGTCCACATCGGCCCCCGCTCCGTCTGAACGAGCACGATCTGCCATCCCTTGGGGATCTCCCCGACGTAGATGGACAGGTCATACAGGGTCCATATAACTCTCGGATCTCCTAGTCCCATCATTCACCCCCCTCGTTCTCGATTCGGATCACGCCCCGCTTCTCCAGAGCACGCAGCGTCGGGCCGATCAATTTCCTGAGAACAGGTGCGCTCGTCCCCATCGGGCCGCATGACACGGATGTACCGTCCGTCAGGCTGAACTGCCGTTGGCCCGCGGCCATGTTCACGATGCGCACGTGCTGCGATACTTCCACCGGCTTGTCTGCAATTGCCGGTCCATCAGTTTCTTTTCTGGCCATGTTCGGGCCTCCTTGTCCTATCCAATTCGTCTATTCGTTCCTGTCATTGCGATGCGCAAATTCCCCCATCATCCACCCGGGTGCGATGCCGGGTCCAATGCCCCATATACCAGGCCGATGTCCTGTATCCCCGGCGTGGTCCACGTCAGTGCCCGGTCGATCCATACGTTGCGGACCTCGAACCGCACTGCCGTGCGGAACACGGGCTTCTCCAGCTCGTCCAGGTTCATCGGGTCCCCGTCGGGCAGGATCAGCACATGCCGTCCCTCTATCTCCGGCCTGAACGGCACGGGCAGCGCCTCGAAAAGCATCGCGGGCATGCCGTCCGCATGCGCCTTGTTCTCCGCGAGGAGGTCCACCTGGTAGGTCAGGATCACCGGCATAGGGCATGGCTGCCACGACCAGCTTGCCGGTCCTGTCAGCTCCCCCCCTCCCTGCCACTCCGGGATCTCATACGTGAACTCATCCTCGGAAGGGGTGAACACCGCGAAATGCGGCCGCGCCTGGGCCATGTCGTACGCGAAGGCCCCGAGCCGCGTGAGCGCCATGCACGGATACTCCGTCTTGCCCTTGGGCCGTGCCGCCGCGAAGCCGTAGATCTTCAGGGCGTTGTCGCCCCGCTTGATCCGGCCCAGCCGCTCCTCGATGTATGCGTCCACCGCTGCAATCATTTGAACGCCTTCCGCACCGCTTCTTCGTATCGCTTCACCATGTCAGGCCCGCTCTTTGCGATGGCCGGCTTGATGTACGGCCTGGCCGGAATGTTCCGGCTCGGCGCTCCATATTCATGCACCGCTGCGAGGCTTGTCAGGCTCACGCCATCCTTGCCCTCCGCGTTGCGGTTCACGCCCACAAAGCCTTCCTTCCAGCTCTTGCGGTCGTACTTCACGGCATTGACCAGCGACCCAGTCTGAACGAGGGTCACGTTGGAGTAGCCGTGTCGCTCCTTCCATGCCCGGTGCTTCTCGCCCGTGGGCGGCTGCACCTGCCCCGAAGAGATCCGCTGCCTGATGGTGTTCTGGAGCGAGTTGCCGTTGTCGTCCGTGGCCTTCTGTACGTTGGCCTGCAACTCCCTGCCGGCCTTGGCCAGCATGGCCTCGAACTTCGCCCAGTCACCCGTCTTTTCCACGCTCATGCCAGAGCCCCCGAAACCGTGTTGCAATTCGTTTCCACTGCGTTTCCAGCCGTCACTCGAACGTAAACTCACCCGTCTCCGAACTCGCCTGTGCCGACTCCACCGAACGCCGCAGCCGGACAATGATGAGATTGTGTATCCCCGCTATGGGAACCTGCCGCTCCATGACTGCCTCTCCCTCAACCAGGTCCCATCGTTCATCGCCGATGAGGAACCAGTCCTCCGGCTCGATGCTCACGTCATTGGCGTCGAGGTAGCTCGACAGGAATATCAGCTCGCGGGCCTGCAGCGACCGGATCCCCGCCCCGTCGATCTCCAGGGCTTCCCCTGCTGTCTCCACGTCGTACTCGATGGTGAGCAGCTCGGTCTCGTCTTCCGTTGCCGCACTCACGTGCTTCACATAGTCCCCTGCTATCATCCCGTAGCCCTTCGCGAGGGCGAGCGCTATCTTGTCCCTGAGCCCTTCCCGCATCCTACATTCCTGTCATCCCTGATGACGGCATCGGTCAGATCCCTCGTGGTCCCGTCAACGGCGGACGTATGATCGCTCCGTCCACAGCGTCCTCCGGGTCCGCCTCCTTCGCCGCGGCACGCGCCTGGGCCTCCAGCTCTTTCTGGAGCGCTTCCAGAAACTTCACCGCATCGTGAAACTCCGTCTCGGCAGGGCCGCCCTTGGCACGCTTGATCTCCTGGCTAAATTTGAGCAGCAGGCGCGGGATGAGCGCTTTGGTCACCAGGATGGACACGTAGACCGACTGCTGTTCGCTCAAACCGGCCGCTGCCCATCCCTGGAGCGCGGTCTGCGCTGCTACCTGCCGGGGGATCACCGCCTCGAGTGTAGGGTCCAGTTCGAGCACGGGCTCCAACTGGTCCTTGACCAACTGTGCCATGTCAATGGCCATTCACTATTCCCGGGCCGTCCATTCAGCGACGGCCAGTTTCGTTGCCAGCTTGCGCTCGCCCTCGCGGGGGTGGAACGCCACGCCCTGCTCCTTGAGCTGGGCCCTGAGCTGAGCGACCGTGTGCTGGTCCATCAGCTCTTCCACCCGCTTCTCGATGATCTTGTTCGCAACGTCCACGGTAGGGGCGCTCCCCTGTGTGCGCCCTTCTTCGGTAGGGCCAGACCCCCGTGTCTGCCCCATGGTGCCGTCACCATTCCTGTCATCCGCTGACTCGAACACCACCAGACCGCCCGCATTGGCCCACTTCCTGGTCAATGCCCCCGGAGCGTCAGGCCACGGCTTCACCTCGCCCTCCATGAGCCCGAATCCCGTCTCAGGGTCACGAAACATGGTGGCTGATCCGCCAAGTTTCACCAATTTAGCCATCTGTTACCTCGTTCATGTCATTGCCCGCGCATGACACGTTATCGATCTCAGTAGAGCGGTGCGGTCCATGCCGGGAATCCGGCGAACGTCGATGCACTCTTCTGAAGGATGATCCTGGCTGCCCTGTCGATCGTCGAGAACCCGCCAATTTGCGAAACAAACGTTCCCTCGATCTGCCTGCTCACGATCCGCTCGGACTCCACCAGCACCGGCCTGAACTGCAGGAACTGCATGGCGTAGCGCCGGTCGAACAGCATGTAGTTGTCCGCCGTCATGTCCGCAGAGATGAAATGCTCCACGTTCTGCGGGACGATCCTGTTCCTGCTCCGCAGCGTCACAGCCGTGCCGCCCGTGTTGAGCGGGGTCTTGAACTCGTCGAGGTTCAGCACCACGTTGGCCCCGGCCTCGGTGGTGATCATGTTGGTCCACTGCATCGCGATCTGCCTGCCACGCACCCACGCCCGCAGGAAGTCCGCGAACGCGATGGTGTTGGCAGTGGTGTTGTAGTATGTCCCGCAGGAATCGCTCCCATCGGACTGATCGCCATTGATGAGCGTGGTCACCGCGTCCTTGTACCAGCCGACTGCCAACTGCACGCCGACCCTCTCCAGGAACGGCTGCAACACCGGCAGCTTCACGCTCAACCGAAGCTCGTCGGTGATCCGCAGGCCTATGGCCTTCTTCTTGAGCGTGATGGTCTTGGCGCCCCACGTCATGGCCGCTTCCGCGATGTTCTCCGCTTCCGCGGTGGCCACCGGCCGCTCCGCCTGGAACTGCAGCCAAGGGCTCGTCACCGAGAGGCTGTCCACGTTCTCGGCACTGGAACACAGGTCCAGGTGACTCACGTCCGCATTGAGCCCCTTGACGATGTAGTCCCGTATGATTTCCGGCGCGAGATAGCGGGTGTCATCGCTGAGCGACAGGAGGTTCTCCAAGGTGATGCGACTCGGGTCCAGCCCAAGGTCGCACCACAGATCCTCCATGGTGATCGGCTCGCCCGCCGCGTTCTTCAGGCCCTTGGGCTCTCCGGCCTCGTTGACGGCCCTCGTCTGCATGAACTCTTCCAGGGAAATGTCCCTGCCCCCCACCGAGTCATTGCCCCTGTAATTCTGCAGCGGCGCCGCGACCCGGCTCCTGAAACTATTCAACAGGCCAAGTTCTCCTGCCATTTTCCGACTCTCCTTTTCGTTCTCCTCAGTATTCCAGGGTCTCGACGGCTGCTGCTGCAGCCCCGCTCTTGATGACGATGCCCGCGATCTTCGATGAATCGTGGCTCGCGTCGGTCCCGTCAACCACGGTGTCCGCGGTGAGGCCGAGCAGCGTGTAGCAGTTGTTGGTCACCGCATCCACTTCCAGAGGAGTGTTGATGCGGTTCGCCTCCAGCTTGACCTTCCCATCGGCGGTCACCGATGCGGTGAACCCGGATGCCGTCGCATTGATCTCAGCAACCACCTGGGCCGCAGTCCTGCTGCCAGCAGTAAGGGTGAACGTCTGGACGGCCCCGTGGTCGCCAACGATCACCTCGAGCTTGTCCGACGTGTCCGCCACCACCGTGTATGGCCCAGCCACTGTCCCGGTGATCGATGCCCTGGTCCCTGGTGTGTAACCGTAGACCTTGTTGAGGGGGCCCCACACGAATGGTCCGACCGATACTGCCTCGCCTGCTATGCGGTCATCCCTACGCCGGGTAAACCGGGTGTCTATGGTGCACGTGGTCGCATCGTCCTTGTGAACCGATACCTCGCCCACGAGCTTTTCCGATCCGACAGCCGACAGAGCGGCCACTGTCAGATCCGTGCTGATCTCCACCAAATCGCCTACCTCCACCGTGGACGGGCAGGTGAGCGACAGCCCCAATGCGCCTCCTACTCTCTGAATCATCCTTCACTCCTCCTGCCGAACATCCGTCGCACGGACTCGGCAATGTCACGGTCGCGGCCGAACCGCTCCGTCTGTTTCACTGTATCGTCCGGCACGTCCTCGCCCCGGGACGACCGCATGGCCTCCGTAGCACCGTAGCGGGCCTGGGCCTGCTTGCCGTACTCCATGGACCATGCCTTGAGCTGGTCGATGTCAGAGCACTGCTCGATGAGCGACCGAATGGCCCGCTCCTCCATGCTCTGCTCCCGATCCGGCTGGACCTTCGCAGCGTCGAAGAGCGCAAGCGCACCGTTACGCAGATCCGCGACATACCGCTCTCCCTGCTGAGCCAGCGCGAGCCGCCCGGGCAGCCGCCCCATGATCTCGTCGGA